CGCCCATCTGCGCTTAATAATTATGCGTAACAGATAAAAAGGATGCCAGGGAGTTCTGATTGTATTTTTGGTATTAAGTCCATTTACGGTCTATAACGTTTATTTAAAACCTTAGTTCTCACGTACTTTAAATTTTACTCTTAGAGTTTTTCTCTCTTCGATAGATAAAGCTTAGTTTAAAGGCCCACTTACGTCTAGTAGGGTAAATATGTTAATACTTATTAACATGTTGTGAGGCTCCCACCTCGTATGATAGATAGATAAACATCTAGATTTCTTTTAAATTTGATCCACCATTCTGCACAGAGCTGTAGTGTTTTGTACACTAAAGACTGTAATAGTCACGCTGCTCTAGCGAATGGAGTCCTTTTTAGGATTAAAGTTTAGATGTTGTTCTGAGTAGTCTCAGTTATAGTTCCCAAAGTAGGGACTACCAAAAATTTCTTTTCATACATAATTTCATGAGTACCTCTCACTATTAAACCCAAACAATCCCAATGTCTTTCGTTGGCTTTCGCCCAGACATTGTTATTGTGGTAGCATGTTCTGCTATTACAGTTTAATTCAGTTGGATCATAAACATCATTCAGTTGTTTAGTGAAAAGGGTCTCAATCGTAAGGTATTTGTACAGCTTAGAGTAATTGAATTCTGTATCTTGAAATTCGAAATAATCATCAAATAGCGTATTGAACTCGTCAAAGATCATATCATCCTTCCTCACATTTTTAAATGCTTTTGGTTCTAGGTGAAAATGGTTTAAACGTTTTTGAACAGCTTGATGTAATTTCCAATCACATTGAATTCCGGTTTTAATAATTTTTTCATTTAATTTATTAGAATTCGCCTTACTTATTATATATGAAGCACATGCTCTGTCTCTATAGCTCATTTCTTCGTTCAAAGGAACAAGACCCGGACCTCCCAGATATTCTGGAGCATCCCAAGGTATATGAGGACATTGCTTAAGAGTTTCTTTATTATAATGTATAAATCGCTTCGATACCTCCGCCCAGATCTCAGGATCTGAAGACTTCTTAAGTTCTCGATGTAAAGCACCCAATTCACTATATGGAACTAAATCCCTACTAGATGTCCCACCTACAGTGGATCTAGCTTTTCCAAGCAAGATTCCAAGGTTGACATATTTTCGATTTTTCCAAGACTTAGTCTGAAAATCGTAATCGTAGGTTTGTGAGTTAATTACACATATTGGTTTATGAATAAGGGAGAAAAGGGTTTTTCCCTGAGAAGAAGTTAATCCACCAAAGGATGTAATATCTTCCCATAAAGATCTGATGTTTGATCTTTTTCCTTTCATAGTGCAGTCATCCCCATTAATCTTTAATGGAGCGATTAGAGTTCTTATATTATTTAGATGCCGATCTCTAACACGGTAAGGAGTATCATTAGATAACTCCAAAGCCCAACGACACATCGCTGCGTTGGCCAAACATAGGAACGGAAATGAGGTTATAGAACCCATTAATTGTCCTTCCGTTTGTGGTTTAAAAGAGCCATCTCTCATCTCAAAAAGATGACCCGTTAAGGATCGTAATAACATCTGTCTATAGGTATCATCGATATGAAAAAATTCTTTACCAGAATCAATTCCATTTTGGTTCAACCTGTCTACAAGACACTCTGCAAGATAATTTGAAACCCAACTGTGTAGGTTATCTGTTGAAGCTTTATAATCGCCATTTACGATCATATCAACATCATTCATTTCTCCGAATAGTTTATCTATATGTTCTTCAAGAACTGGAGTTCCGATCAAACAAAAAACTGAATTAGTTTTTAATTTTGACCACATGAATTTTTGTAATGGTTTAAGTGCGGTATATAACATTGGAGGTCCTTTCGAGATTACTCGGACTTTTAATGCTTCAGCTAAGCCTACTGCTTTCACAATTGGTTTTTCGGTCTTAGCCTTTTCATATATACGATCGTAGAGTTTCCTCCACTTCACACGGAGTTGACTTTCGTCATATTGAAGAGCAGGACTACTAGTTTCAATTCTAATATCTTCATCCAAATTTACTTGATCTAAAATTCTGGCATCACCGTACACCATGGATTGCTCCATAGATAAAAGAGCATCTACGATCTCAATACCAACAAGTGGTTCTGATCCCATATTATCTGGTTTACCGTTTCGAACACATTGTTCATAAACTTCACCAACAGCTCCGGCTTTGCCTCTCGATTTATTATAGTTCGCAGAGGTTGAAGGATAAAATGGTTCGTACTGAATTTCGTCAGTAAAAACAATTCCATCGAACATCTCATCGACTGTTCTTTTTAGTTGTTTCATCAAGTTCTCTTTATTTAGAACCACTTCAATTCCCATATCGTCTCCCATTAATCCAACCGATTTTAAAATCTTATCATCTGGCAATAAAGCCGTCAGATGTTTAATATCAGTTAAGTGATTAACACACTTGTCTTCAGCAGCAATAATCATTTCTTTAGTAGGTCTTGGAAGACCCATCTTAGAATTATTAATTGCCACAAGAAAACTAGAAAAGAGACGTGGGTTCTTTCTTTGCATTAATTTTATAAATTGGCTAACGAAACCTCCAAAAATTACCCCAGGACAATCAAACAATAAGTTTGGTAATGTCGGTAAAAGGTCAGTTTTTTCAGTTTCATAATGTGCATAAAAAGAAAGAGTTTTATATTTGAAGTAGTTCATCCACTCCTTTTCACCATTTGTTGTTAAAAAGTTCAACATTTTGGTAGCGGTCTTGATTTTAATATTGTCTAATTTTAATTTATATTTAATCCTTTCGGAATGACTTATTAATCTCTCGACTCGGGTGAGGCCATAGATATGGTATAATTCCATGATCGCTTCGAACCCTTCTATAACTTTTTTTACCACTTCTTTGGATACTCTTGGATAAAGGTGACTCAATGAGCCCTCTGTCCACGTATATTGATCAATGTCAACCCATTGACCAATATCGGTTTCCTCAGATAGTGAAGAGATGTCGCCGGCTTCTACTATTGCCGGTGGTGTTATACGTTTACTTAATTCCTTCTCCTTAACAAGAGATTCAATTTCTGTAATAGATAAACTACCAAGTTTACATGTAGTGCACTCACATCTAAGTCTATTGATTTCATATAATATGTCGTTCGGATGAAAATTCGAATCCAAAGCATAATTATAAAAATCAACGATATCAGTAGATGTTCGCTCACAGACCAAGCATGGCTCGGGTGAACATATAGGATTCATTTTTGATTGTAACGTAAAGTTATTGTCACA